GCCAAAGATAGATCCTTGAACATTAATATCTCTATTGTAGTTCGCATCAAAACTCAATTTATAATAATTTGAAGTTGTTATTCCTGTGGATATTTTTTCGACATTAGAAACAGGACCATATGCATAAGAAATATCTTGATATTCGTATTGATATAAAGTTGAATTTCTAAGTTCAGATGGATCGCCAGAAATTGCTTCTACTATAATATCTTTTGTTAATCCATAAGCAGCATCTGAAGGTCTGATTAAATTGTCCTTTGGTTTGATAACATCTACATTTTCGTTGTAGAGTGCTTTAAACAAAATTTTGAATGAATTATCTGTACCTCTACTTCCGTAAAAATCTTTAAGTTGTTTGACAAAAATTCCTTGATTTAAATCTGAATAAAAACTTCTTTTTTCAAATCCAGGTGCAATTTGTGATTTTAATTTTTCAAAAAATTTATTTAAAAAGAGAACACTTAAATTTTGTACAGTTGCATTTGTACTATGATCATTAGCTAATGATTCAGAAAAAATTAATTCTTCTGGTTGGGATGGATTTGTGAAAGATGTAATACCACTAAACCCTCTGATACAACCTTCAAAAGCGCCTGATGTTTTGCTTACATACGTGATAATTTCATCATCAATTTTTAAGAGTCCATATGAAGATGGGAATCCATCTGTGCTATCTACAAATATTGTTGTATCAAATGCCGTAATATCAGTTGTAATAACCGTTGATTCACTATATTTTGTTAAGACTTCTGGTTTAACATATTCATCAATATTTTCTACAATATCAATTGGTGCCCCATAATATTCTAGGGACTTATAATATTGAGAGAAAAATTCCGACGTTAGAGGATATTCATCTCTAACATATTCTGGGAATTGGTTTTTAACTACAATGTTAAACTGAATTCTATTTTCTTTCATTTTATGCTCTTACAAGATATCCGTTTTTGTAACTTGATGATACAACATAGCTAGAACCTGAAGGATCTTGTCCAGATGATATTTTATCTCTAACCATTTCAAAATTACTCATATTAATATCTAGTTGCAAATATAAATCCTGTAATCCAATAACATCATTTGATTGTGGAATAGCAGAAATTTCAATTGTTGGTTGTCCACTCTTTGTTTCTGCCTCAATGATATTAATTGGATTCAATGTAATAATTCCATTTAAATAATCAATTCTTCCAACATTTCTTTTTAGAATAGATGGATTTGTTGCATTTGGCGAGGGCAGAGAAAATAGGAAAATAGATCCAGATTTTTGATTTGAATCGGGTATATCTGACAGATATACCATTGATGATAATGTGGAGATTTTAAATGCAGTAGATTTGATATTGTAACCATCCATACTCTTAATATGGAATTGATTACCGAATCCAATTTTATACTCTGCAAATGTATTCAAGTTAACTCTTAAATCCCTTCGCATTTGGATTTTGGTAATGTTTGATGTAATTGATGGATGACTATCATCAATTGTTTTTAAAAATTTACTATATTTAAATCTTGCACCATACTTATTCAATTCTGTTGATTCTGCATATTTAGTAACATTATCTTGAACAACAGTTGAAACATATGATCCACTTGGAGCAAGATTGCTATCATAATAAATTTGAGATTCTGCTTCAACATACAAATATTTAAGATCTAAAATTTCAGGTACAATACCTGCAACAGCATACTTCTTAAGATCGTTTTTAATATTTTGTTTAATTAAGTTTGGAATAAAATCCCCAGTTTTTGGTTTAATGCTAATAAAAACTTTTCCATATTGTGGAGGCACGACATCTTCTCCACCAAAGACAGAAATTGATTCTGCTTCTGGATAAATCTTTGATGGAATTAAAGTCTCATAATCATTCGTTGTTAAGACTCTGTTTTGCGATGCATAAATTCTTGGAGCATATTTTCTAACGGATTCCACTGCTTCAATTGGTTCACCTCCACCTGAAGAAATATCTGTTGTAAGTAGAGAGATTCCAGTTGTTACAACATATTCTTGAGAATTTCGAATGTAGTACAATCTTCCACTAAAAGAAAATCCAGTGATACCATTTGCACTATCACCATTTGAAACAATATAAGATGTTTCAATATAGTTTCCTTCGTCAAGTGACTTTCCAAAAACATTATCTCCAAAAATTAATTCGTATTTTTCATCTTGAATTTCTTGAATGAAATAAACTTTTGATTGTCCATCAATATTAAAGAGACTATCTTGAAGATTATATTTTACTGCAATTGATGACTGCTGATTATTTTTTACGATTACAGAAATTAAATCGGTATCAGCACCGGTGTTATTTAAAATAAATCTCTGATTTGGATTTCTTGATGAATAGGTAAAACTTTCATTTATAAGATTACCTTCATAAACAGTAATGTTGGAAAAAGATGCAGTATTGTTGATGACAGGAACTGTAATATCATCTAATATTGAAAAAACATAGGAAGAGTTTCCAAACTGTGCTGAAGTACTAGCAACAATTCCTTTTTGTAAAGTTATAGTAGCGGGAGTTGGAAATATATTTGATGTATCAACAAAAAAACTTACGGTTGCTCTTGCTGCTTTTCTGGAACGAGGAACATATCCAATATTTCTTGCAAGAGATACAATATTTTCTCTAAGAGTTGCGCTATCTATGAAAACCTCATTGGTAATCATATTCGCATTATAAGATGTGATGTATGTATTAAATGCTAATACATCAATAATTGAAGAAAGGTTTGAACCTTCAAAATCATAGTCAGTAAAATTTGAGTTCGCTCTTAGATAGTCTCTAAGAGTAGTCTTTATTTGATCAAAATCTAGGTTGCTAAAATTTTGTAAAGCCATTTATCTTGTTAAGAGGAGAGCGAACTCTAATTGTTGTGCAGGAATATTGGCTCCAATAATATCATACTTGAGCGTCACATTAAATGCATTATTATCAGGATCTGCGGTAGTAATTACATCGATTAATTTAACTCTTGGTTCATAATTATTAATTGAATTACGAATTTCATCTTCAATTACACTGGCAGAGATGTTATCAATATTTTCAAAAAGAGATGCAGTTATATTAGAACCAAAAGATGGATTAAAAAACTTCTCTCCGGGAAGAGTATAGACAATATTTCTTACTGATCTGGCAATTGCAGTTGCATTTTTAACTGCAATTAAGTCATTGTTCAGAGGATTAATCTGAAATGACATACTTAGATCTTTAAAACCTTGACTTACCCTTTCTAGAGGCATCTAAAACTAAAATATAGATAATTATAACTTATTTATTCACCATTTTTTGGATTCATAAAGTGGTTCCGTGCCATAATCCCAGTCATCATAATCTTCATCATTACGAATTAATTCATGAAGTTCATTTTGATGCTGAAAATCATGTTTCTTTGGAGTCAATTGATCGTTTGCAATTTCACGAAGCATTTTTTTCTCTGAATTTTCCATTTTTTTCTTAAAATTAGGGAATTCGGAACTTTTTACGGGGTTGCTATCCCGTTAATTAGAAGTGTATAATTCTTTTGAATTTGAATATCAGAATTGCGAAAAGTCTAATAATATCCTTCATTATCTAGGAACACAATCGATTCCATATCAATTAAAAAAATTCCCAACCATTACCTTTAGGAGTAATGACTGGGATTTGTGGATTTAATTGAATCATTCTGTAACTTCAGTAGATTCTAGAGTTTCGTCTTCGTTAAGATCAGTAGATTCTAGAGTTTCGTCTTCGTTAACTTCAATAACTCCTCCTCTACCTGCTTCCCAACTATAGGTACTAATCATGTTCCTTGTCCTCGATACTTTTTCTTACGTCCATTACGAGACGTTGATGACAATAGAGTACGAGCTGAACGTCCTTGGCGAGTTTTCTTTGGTGCTCCAGGTTCAAAATGAACCTTATTCATACCACTACCAGCTTTTGCCATTAAATTTCCTCCATTTCAATTTCATTTGGATCAATATCTTCTCCCGAGTAAAAACGCTCTGAGAAATCTTGAAGAATCTCACTACAATCTTCTGCAGTGAGATTCTGATAGATTTTACGTCCTTTGTATAAAAGGTTGTAAAACTTTTCTGTCATCAGATAATACGAGTCTTTTCATGTCCGACACGAATGCGAGGATCGCACCAGATTTCAAAACCAGCATCCTTTGCATCAAGACAGAATGAGACATCCTCGCCACACATGTCTTGTACTTTGCCAGATTCAAAGACTTGCATCTTTGGAGCAAACCAAGGATATTCGAGATTCTCAAAGACTCCATTCTTAATGAGTACCCAACCAAAACCAGTGTAATCAACCGTGAAAGGTTTCTTACGCTTTGCCATGGTTTCCAGTGTTTCGTGATTCATGACACCACCGTTCTTACGGAAGTCATCTTCTTCCAACCAGTGTGCAACAGAAGAAGTCATGCCATCTTCTGTACAGTACCACCCACCAACGACTTCGCGTTCTGTGCCATCTTCAGAGAGTGCAAGATCACAAAGTTGCCAAAACTTAGTTGTATCAAATACAATGTCACTATCAATCCACAGTTGATAATCATAGGGAAGTTTTCCATCCCATGGAGTTTGTTTCGGTCCACGGAGTACATTTGCACCCAGAACTTTACAACGTGCAAAGTTCACCATCGACGAATAATCTTGAGAAATTTGAATACTCATTCCATTTTGTACAAGATCAAAACAGAGTTGTACAAAATTTTTCAGAAAAATGAAAGAACAACCGCGTCCTGGAAGGCAGAACACAATTGTCTTGCCACGCATTCTTGCTTTAATTCCTTCGTAATCCCATTCTTCAGCACTCTTTTTAGGTGCTACAGTTTTAACAGTAAATCCTTTTGCCATAAGTTAATTAACTCTTCAATGTCAATTTTAACAGTTTATATATGACTTGTCAATGAGATGAACTGAGAGATACATCTTTGTGTGCCGACAATTCCTCATATGACAAATCCTCAACAACATAGTCAGTCTTCATAATGCCAACCATATTGTTGAGGGTTTTCCATGTTGTATGGAATTCTTCTTCTTTAATCGAATGAAATAAACAGCGATCTTTTATATAGATATGATAAATTTTTTCCATGGGGCGGAAATATTTTTTTGAAAAATTTTTTATACAACTCTTTATGAATTGTTGAATTATATATGAGAGTTGTATATGGGAGTTTTCAGTACTTTTTTCTGCCCAGAAATTTTTTTTAGAGATTGATATTTACCTGTCGAATTGTCACCTTTGTAGGTTAGGGTAGTTTGAAATTTTATATACGGCGCAACGCCCGCCCAACGATATAAACAAACCGCGCATAAACACTGCCGATAGGTGTCACGAACGCATCATAACATAAGGCGCCCCCAGTGTCAACCAGGAGCGCCACGGTTAGCTACATTTTACGCTGCCACTTCCTCCGTTTCGTTGTTAGTTTCAAACTCACTGACGATAACATCCAGAATGCTCAAGATTTCGTTGCCAGTGTTACCTTGTGCCAGAAGAGAAAGTGCAATCGTGTTGGACATGATAAAGAAGAAAAGTGTAGTGAACTGTGTGGTGTTAGTTTATAGTCATAACCCAGGACTGTTTGTGTTACTTAGGCGGCGACGAGTTCTTCTTCATATTTGAAGAACTTACGCACCTCATCATAATTCAACGGTGCAGGAGTTACGTTAAACTCATCAGCACGATTGATAGCGATTCGACATTGCTCAGCGATCTCATCAAGAGTATAACGGGAAG